CTAACAAGAGGAGATTAAGATGTGAGCTTCCCAGAACCCAGTAAAGAAGTGCAGGATCTAAAGACCCTACACCAAGATCTCTATGAGATCAAAAGGATTCAGTCGAGTTTGTCTCAATTACCAGAATGTAATTTGAGAGCCTCATTGGTAGAACGGGTAAATGCCTTTCTAGACTCCGGCAACTCTATAGATGAGTTAAATACTCAAATATTAAGCGCCAAGAGAGAGAAAGCATTATTTGAATCCCGTATAACCCAATTGCAAAAACAATTGAGTGAAGGCAACAACACTGTCCTTCCTTCAAATTCGAAGGTCGGTTTTAAGGTTTTATCCTTGTGCCTATTTATTGGCTATGTTGTTGGTCTCATCTCTTCTCAATTTAGTGGAACATGACTCCGAATTACTGGAGCCTTCCTAAGACTTAAGGGCGGGTTCGTCACCCACCTGATGTAGCTGTATCCTATTCAAAGGAGTTAGGCCATGTTGCTTATGCAACAACATCAGGATGGACTAGAACGCCGACTCTTCGTTATTGGCATCCCATCTTACACCATCAAGCCGTTTATAGCTGAAATGGTTAAGTGGGAGGAAAATTCTGGTGTTGAATGGACAATTAGGAGGCTTAAATCCCTCAAAGTTGATCTCATTCGCCGCCAATCCAACCTTGAACCAATGACATGGATACGGAAAAACCGTAGAAATGACATTGCTGGTTGTATTGGATCCATTTACAGATGGTCTGATAGATCAGACCGAAACTTCAGTAAAGCTGTACAAGCCTTTATGGCATACAGTTTTTATATCTTTCCTCACTTAAGTGAGGAACAGAAGAAGAAGTTTCTCTCAGGTATTAATCCTGAGAATCCGGACAATCTTAGTCCATCCTTTAAAAAGATGTTCCGAGATTCGGTATCCAGAACTATCCGACAGAGGAGGATCACCTGTAGTGGTTCACCTCTAGTGACTTACCAGGGATCTCCTGGCAAGAAAGCACCGACCTTATTCGGAAGGAAAAGTACAGCTCAGGATGAGAATATACTGGATGATCTCCAGTTATTCAACACCGAAGGCGGTATTAGACTTTACCGAGATTTTCAAAGGTTGTATAAGCCTTTGTTAAAAGGTATCGGTTACCGGCAACAATATTTAGACAATATTGTTGAAAATTCTCATCGTGATGATGAGGATGTCCCTGTTTTAGGTGGAGAGATCCACTTTCTACAAGAACCCGGTGGGAAACTACGTTCAATAGCTTCCCCTTTTCGTCTACACCAACAAGCTTTGAAACCTTTAGGTGACAAAATTTATAGTGTAGTCAAGTCACTACCCTGGGATTGTACTTTTGATCAATCAAAAGCAATTCCACACATTCAGTCTTGCCTTAGGCAAGGTTGTCAGATCCATTCTGTTGATCTCTCTTCAGCAACGGACCACTTCCCTTTATCTCTACAGGTGGAAGCTCTTCGAGCTTTTATCCATAAGGATGATTGGGACCACATTGATCTCTTCATCAAGATCTCACGTGGTGAGTGGAAGTCGCAGCTGGGAAACCTCAGTTGGACAAAAGGCCAGCCCTTGGGTTTATATCCAAGTTTTGGTGCCTTTACTCTGACGCATGGCCTCCTGTTAAACTACTTGGCTGGTAATGATTACCATGACCAGTACTTTGTAGTGGGAGATGATGTAGTTATCTTAGAGGATGAACTCTATGAAAAGTACATTTCCATGTTAGACCGAATGTCTTGCCCTTGGTCACCAGATAAATCAATCTCCTCCAATTCACTTTGTGAATTCGCAGGTAAGATTGTCACATCAGAAATGGTTATTCCACAACTGAAGTGGAGGAATATGTCTAACGACAATTTCCTAGATATCTGTAAACTTTTGGGTAAGAAGAGCGTCTGTCTACTTAATAATAGGCAGAAAAGAGTGTTCAATGAAGTTGCACATTTGTGTGAACCCATTGGTCTCAATATCTCATTGCCGGGAGATAATCTCAGCAAAATGATAGAGAGGACACTAGATTTCTACCGTCCCGAAGATAAAGTCTTAGGATCCCTTATGGGCCTAAGAAAGAAGTTACACAAAATCGTGTATACTTCTTCAGAACCTCTTGACTCTGATGAGTTACAAGAGATTTCTGCAACCTTCGACGAGAAGGTTAAATCTGCACTTTCCCAAACAGTGTTTTCCAGGTGGAGTACCTCGGTCTCCATTGGGGTTGACGCTTTTGAGTCAATGCCTGAGGCTCTTGAAATAAAACCAAGATTACCTCTCAAGAATGGGAATCCCTCTAGGGTGACCTTACTTGAATGGTATGAAAGGTTGCTCAATAACTGAG